CTGCCATTGCCGCCGGTGCTGCCATTGCCGCCGGTGCTGGCAGTGACTCCGAACTTCCCCTGCAGCCATTCAACGGCCGCTGCCTCTGTCGTGCAGATCTCATCGATCTTCCAGTCGCCGTTATCCTCTGCGAATACGGTACCGTTGACAGTAGGATTGCTGTAGGTGATGCTGTTGGTCTTGGTGTTGAGGGTGCTGTCAGGCTCCCTGAACTTTACCTTCGGAAGGAAGGAAGCCACGAAGGATCGGACATTGTCCACCTTCTCCACACCGATAAATCCTGTTCCGACAAAAGGCGGCTCGTCGTCCTTGTTGTGGGTGATTGTTTTTCCATCCTGGGATACAGTGTTGCCGAACATCGTATTGTGGAACGGGGCAGGCACATTGGTCGTGCCCAGCGCAAGAGCCGCAGAAACGAACTCGCTGTCACTGTCTACCTGCATGTCATCGCCGTAGTTCTGTCCCTCTGCCCATGTGGGTGTGAGGCTGACAGAAACGGCATGCCCGCAGGATTCCAGACCGCCGGTCACATCATATGTGCCAGATGCTGTCCGTTTTGCGATGAAGACTTTTCTCATGCCAATATTCGCCATGTTTATTCCTCGCTTTCTTCATCGTCCTGGCATTCAAGGACGATATGTCTAATCTCGTTTTCTCTCCCTTCAAGGGAGTTGTTTACCATCTCCGGATGCGTGAATCCCTGCGCGATCAGGGCATCCCGGAGGAGCTTGCGGGTGTGGAAAAAGTTCTCCTGTTTCGGCAGGAAAAGATGCACCTGCACTGCGGATACCCTGTCGTGTGCCTCATCATCGCCGTACATCCTGCCCTGCTCATAGGATAGGTTGTAGGTGATCCACGTTTTGCGCTTCACCTTCTCGCTCTTCACATCCGGGCATGAATAGATGCCGATGCTGTCTGCCGCGGCATGGATCTTTTCAAATACATTCATATCTGCAGCTTCTCCGTTTCCCGGTCAAAGACCTCCTGCATCTTCTCATATACCGGCTCCTCCGATTCGGCAACGGCAGGCCCCATGACGGGAGTAGCGGCCTGCTTCTCCGTGCCGTATTCGAGGTAGCACATTTTTTCCATGTTTCGGACGCCTTTGCTGTCCTTCCCTGTCGGCCGGATCGATATCCGGTACTCTGACGCACCTCTGGTCACTTTCTTTGGCTGTATGGATCCCGTCATGCTCCCGGAATCACGATGCGCAGCGCTCCGCTTCTCAATGTTGCCCTTGACGATCGGGGCTGCCTCTTCGAGCATCTTGGGAGCCAGTGTGTGGAAATCCAGTACAGACAGGTCCTTCATGAGGCTGTCGATCTCGTCAGTATGTACATCAAATCTTCCCATGTTCCCTCAGTTCTCCCGTCAACTGGATACGGGTAGATTTGTTCTTCCGGAAGGTCCGGCGGATGTCATACCAGTCGCCTGTTGCCTCGTCCATGAAGGAACTCTGTCCATGGTATGCTGCAGCATCGATCTCCATGATGACATCAGCGGTATAACCAGATTCATTGGCCAGTATCCCGTCATTGCGGGTAGCATCGAGGCTGTTCGCGGGGATCCCCGTGATCTTGTCAGACTCTTCCGAGATAAAGCCTGCAGAATCCTGTGTCTCCTCTTTATGCCCTACCAGAGTGATCGATGTTGTCCACATAATTTCCTACCCTTCCTGTTCATCCGGTTCCAGCATCAGCTTGTGGAGCCTGTTACGGTACTGGCGGATGTACATTCCAGTGTCTGTCCTGTCTGATCCGCGCATCCCCTGGACATACATTGTAACCGCGGTGAGGACTCGGGGGTTTGTTTCTTCCCCCTTGTCCTCGAGGATCCACGCAGGGACTCCCGCAGTCTTCATGTCTTCGAGCGCATCCATGATCAGCGGCCGCAGTTCAGAATCATCGTAAACAGTCACGACTGCGGGGATACCGCAGCGTGCTTTTACCAGATTCAGCAGTTCCAAGCTGATTTCCATGGTTTATCTCCTCTGATGATTACGCATCCTGCTCGATATAGCCATTGACCCATGCGTCTGCATCGATCTGCTTATAATCCGCACGGACATCTGCACGGAACAGTGTGCCGCGCTGCTCAAATGCATTGTAGCCAGTGACAGACGCGACGTTCGATGCCAGGATATTGGTCTGCTGGCGGTCGAAAATCTTGACAGCAGACTTGAAGTCGCCGATCTCGAACGGGATTTTGTAGCTGGTCAGCTCGTAATATGTCGCGATGTCAGCCACATCGGGAGACGCCACAGCCGTATAGACGTAAGGGCTTTCGGTCGTGCCGGATCCGGAACGGGTGTAATAAGTCTTGCTCTTCAGCGACTGGTCGGACGTCAGCGTGTATACAGGCGCGGATGCCAGGGACTGATTGGGGATCACTTCGATGGGAACAACAGTAGCACCGACACGCAGCTGGACCGCATTGGGTTCTGTGGGGTTGGGATTGAGGAGAGGACGCTTGTTGTCGTCTACCAGGGTATCGAGGTAGTTCAGGCCGTCGTCATTGGTCACGATCCTGACTGCAGCGCGGTATGCCTGGCCGAGGGTGACGTTGATGGCCTTCTTGATTCCTTTGAGATCCGTGATATCGGTCTCGTCCTTGCCCTGGATAATGGCAAGAATCTCGTTGTTGTCAGTTGCGACCGCATTCCTGCCGATCCAGGTGGTGATCTCGGAGGTAATGTTTGCGTCGGAGTCTGCCAGCAGATCATTGGTCACAGGCATGTATCCGGCGTAATCCTCGATCTCATAAGTCACGCGCTCGAACTGAGGGCCTGCAATCTCCTGGACCTTGCCATTCTCCTGGACCTTCTGGAAGCCGGAGACCTGCGCCTTTTTCTGATAGGTCCTTGCGCCCTTGTTGGTGCGGACAGTCTCGACAGAAACCAGATTACGCAGCTGTGCATTCGCCTCTTTGTAATGCTGGATCTGGGTCTGGATGTCCTCGGGAACTGTATAACCGCCGTCAGGATTGGAGCCCTCGCTCATGATGTTGCTCGTGCGGAAGCCCTGACGTGCAGCCTGTGCGAACTCATGGGTAGAATCCTGGGGTTCCTCTGCGGGGATCAGGCCGTTTGCGGGCGGAGCATTGGGCTGCTGGGGTGCATGGGCGGTACTGACAGCCGGGCGCTCATTGTCATAAAGATCTTTCATGATGTCGAACTGGCGCTGCATGTCGATCAGTTCTTTCTTGGCAGCCTCTGCCTCGTCAAGTTTGCCCTGCTGGGCGAGATTCTTCACTTCATTTTTCTTTGCATTGATCTTGTCAAGCAGTTCAAGCAGTTCTTTAGGCATAATATTCTCCTTTCATGCCGTCTCCGTGCCATCATGCACGGTCATTGTTATGTGGTTGTGTCTCACACGCCAAAATAATCCAGGTCTTCCAGGAGCGCCTTTTCACGGGACTCCTTCTGTGCCTGTTCTTTGATGGCCTGGTCAACTTTTTCCATGTCTTCTTTGGTCAGCCGGATGCCTCCAAAAGATGCGGCGATCTGGGCAGTCGGTGCTGTCTCCGGAGTGATACCGTCCACGAGCCCCAGGCCGATGCACTGGTTCGCCGTGAGCCATGTCTCCCTTTCCATGAGCTTGAGCGCGTCCCTGACGGACATGCCGCTCTTCTCCGCATAGGCCGCCGCGATCGCATTGTCCGTAGCGGTCAGGCACTGCGCAGCCTTTTCCATGTCGTTGTGGTTGCCGCTGACATATCCCATGGATGCGCAGTGGACCATCATAAGCCCGACAGGTGTGATGTCACAGTGTCCGGCCATTGCGATGAAGGAAGCGGCGCTGCAGGCCTGCCCCGTAATGTGGATACTCACACGAGGATCCCCTCGCAATGCCGAATAAATCTCCTGCCCTGCGGCCACGATCCCGCCCGGACTGTTGATGTAGACATCAAGAGGTTCGTCATGCGCGGCAGCATCAATGATGTCCTGCACGTCACGCGGGCATACACAATCCCATCCGAGCCAGTCATAAAAGCGCTTGTGCTCATTGAGGACAATGTCACCGCGGATGTTAATTTTCGCCATCGTTTCCGTTTCCTCCTTCCTGGCCATACTGCGTGCCGACCAGCTGAACAGGAATGAAGTTCCCGTTGCCGATCAGGTAGTCCCCGCCGTCAGCCTTCGACAGGTCAAGATAATCACGCGCCTCATTGGGTTTATAGATAAAGTTGTTGACAGCTTTGGCAAGCGCCTCCATCTGGGAGCCTGTATCTGCCCTCAGGATGGAGCGGTCGTTGAACTTGTAGTATTTGTTCTCCTCCTGCTCCGCCGGAGTGATCACCTTGCTGTTTATCTCCTGCTCATATTGGATGATCCGGTACATGAGCGTATCCACAAGAAAATCCAGCTGCTGCATTTCGGAACTGCTGTAGCTGGATTTCTCATAGTCGTTGATCTGGTTCGGTTTGATACCGAAGGCTGCTGCAATCTGCAGGGCGCTGTATTTACGCAGTTCATAGAACTGGCTGTCAGCCATGGACATGTTGAGCGGCTGCAGTGTCAGGCCCTGCGGGATGGGTACCACCTTGCCGGCATTCTGCGGTGATGTCAGCTGATCCGCAAACTTTGCCTTCAGCTTTTTCACCCTCGTCTCATCGAGGTCCGTCGAATACTGCATTACCATTGCTGCCGTGACGCCCTGTTCTGACATCTTGTTCTGCGCTTCCTGCTGTGCGGAAGCTCCGCCGATGGTATCCCGGAGTATGCTCCTGACTGACTCGCCGGTGATGCCATTCTTGGAATACCATGTTTTGAAGTGCAGGACTTCCTCTGCCCGGAACATGTATGACTGGCCCGACTTGGGGTCTGTGTACTGGTACCAGAGCTTTCCGGCACCTCCGAAGATCCCCGCATCGTCCATCCATACTGTCACGGAATCCGGAGCCATGGGATACATGCCGATGACCTCGAAGCCGCCTCCGAAGGTCTCCGGCCGATAGGCTGTCTGCATCCAGATATAGCCGTTGCCATAGTGCTGGCAGTTGAACTCCGTGGTCGTCCACAGCGTCGCGGGTGTCATATACGGATTAGGGCGCACGGTCATCAGGCGTCCTGCATTGGTCAGCTTCGGGCGGATCTTCCCGCGGTCCTCAGTATCCTGATAGTATTTGAGCGGCATCTTGCCGATGGCTTCCGACAGCTTTTTGAGGCATGTGAAGTATGTGACTTCAGACAATGCCTCTTTGGCTGAGCCGATGCCCAGCCAGTTCATGAGCTGTTCAGCCCCGTCTCCGTAGAACATGGAGTCGTTCCTGGTAGGTGCCCTGTTCTCTTTTTCTTTGGCTTTTTTGCCTTTCTTTCCCATCGCTTTAGATCTCCATTTCGAGGAAGCGGTCGATATCGGCCAGCTTGCCTCCAGTGAATTGGTGATACATGGCCAGCTTGAAAGCCGCCAGTGTAGCATCAACCGGGTCAATGCGCTGAATGGTTGCGTCTTTGTCAATTTTGATCAAGCCCTGGCTCGTACGGGTCACGGCATTGGACATGGCAAAATTCAGCAGCGGATTATATGTGTAGACGATGTTCCCGCAGTAAACCTGCTCCCTGAATCCCTGTGTGGACTCGTTCAGGCTCTTGTGGCTCTGGTAGACTTCTTCAACGTCATATCCCTCTGCCGACAGGTCCATCATGATCTTTGACGCATTCGCAGGGTCAAAGCACAGGCACTGTATCTCCCACTGCATCAGCTTGCATGTGTTCAGTGCGTACTGCATGACATATGACTGGTCTACGATAGGCGTGTTCGTGACAGACAGGAAACCGAGACGTTCACACATCTCATAGTCGAAGTGGTCTTTCCTTGTGCGCTCCACCAGCTTTTCACGGTTCGGGATGAAGCTGTGCGAACTGAGGATGTACTTGACGATCGGCTCCCCGCTGTGGTCCATCTCTCCCGTCTGATAGGGGATGATGAAGGACACGGAGGTAAGATCTATCTTGGAAGACATATCGAAGCCGACATAGACCTGCATGCCTCTGGTGTCCATCGGGACTTCCAGGACTTCGCAGGCTTTCCACTTTGCCATGTCCATGTATCCGGATTCCCTTGCCTGCACCCAGACGTCCATCATCTTCGTGAGGAATGCGGTCATCTTCTCCGGGACTTCCCTCGCGATCTTATAGGCATCGCGGATCTTTTTCCTGCCATCCTCGTAGGACATGCGGATCGGGTTCGCCTTGTGCCACATTTCCTCATTGTCCAGGTTGTCAAGGTTTTCATAATCCTCCGGATCCAGCTCCATGATGTCCACAAGATAGGTGTCGTCTTCCAGGTCGACATTCGGGTCGATAATCTTGGAGCACAGTTTGTACTCCTGCGTATATGCCGGATATGTCAGGTTCTTTCCTGCTGTCGTGATGATCATCAGGAGAGGTTCCTGCGCATTGGCGCCCATGTACAGGTCGTAGAAGTCTGTGTTCGGGTGCTCATGGTATTCATCCAGGACCAGGCCTGCAGGGTTTGTGCCGTCACCGTTCTTACCGTCATCCTTGGACAGCGCCCGGATGAAGCTTCCGGTCTTCTTGTGGCTTATCTCACTGCGTGTGACATGGAATCGTCTCCGGAGCGGCGAGCCGTTGAGCATGTATTTCGCCTCGTCAAAAACGATCTTGCTCTGCTGCTTTTTTACGCCGGCAGTGTAATACTCGTAGATCTCACCATGCCGGGAGGCTTCGACAGAGATCTCAAAAAGTGCGATTCCCGCCTCATCCTGCGACTTGGCATTCTTTCTGGCCACTTCGGTGAAAGTCTTCGTAAACCGTTTCCGCCCATCCGCTTTCCTGCGCCATCCGTATAACTGGCAGTGCCTGAACTTCTGCCAGGTAGTCAGTATGATCGGCTGGCCGGCAAGGATGCCGGTGCGGTGTCGCAGCATCGAGAACCAGACCACGATCTCATTGGCGCGTTCCTCGCTCCATGTGTACGGGTACTCCGGATCAGTGTGCATGTGCTCCACATCCCGAAGGAACCGTTCACACGCCCATTTATGTTTCCTGCAGCTGATGATCTCCCCGGAGATACAGTCCTGCGCGTATCGGGTCAGTTCCTCCAGGATCGTCATCAGATACCTCCGAACATGGCAGTGATCTGGTCATCCTCTGCGTCAACCTTGACACTCGCCCTCTGAAGGCGTGAGGACAGGTCCATGCCGATCAGTCTGCTGTACCGTCTGCATTCCGCCCTGGCATCCTTCAATCTCCTGCGCCACAATTCCTGATAATCTTCGTCGGTCTTGTTCCGCTTCAGACGCCGCTGTGCCTCAACGGTCTCACTCCAGGCATTGCAGTATGAGATCACATTGTCTCGGTCCAGGTTGCAGGTGGTCTCTTCCCGGAGGATGTCCGGCATTATCCTGTCCCAGGTGTCACGGGCTGTCTTGTCGCGGAGCTCGGGGGGCTGTTCCTCCAGCAGATCACGGGGCATGCCGAAAAGTTTGGCTTCTTCCGCTTCCTTCCGGATGCGCCTCTGTTCTGTCAGGTCTCCGGTGCTGTTTTTCAGTAATTTTCTCGGTCTTGCCATAGTTGTTTACACAAATCAAACATTTTTACAAATTTGCGTGAGGAAAGGGACTGGCGCGGTCTGGAGGCGGCATCGAAAACTTTTCAGATACCCCCCTGGGTGTTCAGATCGCGAAATTTTTTCAGCATCGCAGAGAGTTTTTTTATCATTTTCTGTTTGTCCTGCCTGTACTCCTGTTCGATGCGGGAGTGCGTCGATCCGTCGAGCGACATCAGGTTCGACGTGTCACATCGAAGGGCCCAGTCATCTCTGAGAGGGATGACATGGTGCACAGTGTCGGGTGCTATGATCCTGCCGGTCGTCATGTATTCATACACGTCCATGCCGTCGAGGTCCAGGACTCTCTGCTTGGTCCTTCTCCATTCCTCGGAGTCATAGAACTTCTTGCTCCTGCTGTCGCGGTACATGTCATATTCCCTGTGTCTATATGTCCTGCATGTACATTTAGTTCCGGCCGGGATCCTCTTCCCGCATCTGCTGCACCTGATATAGATCGGCATGTGATACTCCTGCATAAAAAAGCCGAGGCACCTGCCATGCCTCGGCCCGTCCCCTGGAATAGGAGGTACTTATGGAGATCCATCCGTCTCACCTCAGATGGACCAATACCACAATAACACTTTATAAGTCTGCAATTCCATGTTGTTTGCAGAATTTCTGCAGCGCTTCTCCATGCAGCCGGTTGATATGATCATAGCTATATGGTTCCCCGTTTGACTTGGTCATGGTACATGCGATCTCTTCCAGCCTCAGATAATGTATGCGTCCGTTCTTCTCCCTCCTTCCAACATACCTGAGGGACAAAAGTTCTATGTATCTGGGATCCTCCATCTCATGGATCTGATTGATGATCTTATCTCTTGTAGCAGTGTACTCCTCTATCAACCTGTTGATATTCTTCTCCAGATCCATTGCTCTGTCCACGTATCTCATCGGACCGACCGTGTTACCTGATGTCTGTACTTTGTTCGGATCACTGGTCACAGCAGATACACCTGCTGCTCTGTGGAGCAGTTCCTTCTTCTCCTCGATCTTCTGCTCTATCTTCAGGTCGAGTACGTGTATCTGCCTCAAATATTCCTTAGCTGTCATCTTATCTCCTTGTTGTCAGCATATTTGTCAGAATGTTTGTCAGATTGAAAAACGGCTGAAACCCTTATAGATACTGGATTGTCAGATTGTCAGATTAAAAAGTGCCACTACTATATAATTATTCTTTTTATATATCTCTATATAATTGATTAACCTAATTAAAAGAACTTTGCATTTTCAATCTGACAATCTGACAACCCTTATAAATACTGACTCTCAGGGCTTTTTAAATCTGACAACAATCTGACAACAATCTGACATTTACTCTTTGTCAAACACCTGAATCCTTTTATTTCCATCCCTGATCTGCCGTGACGCCAACCCGAGTAACAGATTGATCTGTCTGACAAACACCTTGTTACCCACCGGAGTAAATCCATTCTCATCACAGAAGACTGTGTATCTTCTGTACACATCACGGGTCGGGCAGTTGATGATATCCACATCAACATCTGTGTCTTTAATGAATCCCAGTACCGGATTGTTCGCCTCGTTATATTCGTCAAGCTGCTGCTGTACCTGTGTGCTCTTCGTGAATCCCCTGTTGCCTTCCAGGATCCTCCGAAGTCCCTGCACTCCCAGTCTGATCATGTACTGGACAGGTTCCTGTTCGATGAGTTTGTATTTCAGAAAAGGATCATAATCAGGATCTGATTTGTCAAACTCGGCGTTGAAGGGGATGATTATGAGACGGTCCAGTACAGCCCCGCCCCTGTCCCTCATCCTCGGGATCTCGTTGGCGGAGAACAGCAGCTTGATGTAGGGATTGTACTCGAATGGTGTGACACCCTTGTACTCTGCCTTGATGCGGTTGCCGGCCACGACCTTCTTGAAGATCGACACCTGGCTTCCCTTGAGGAACTCATCTCCGATATCGTCTCCGATGTTGGCAAGTTTCCCGAACATCATGGAAGTGTTGAACCTGTCGCCGATCTCCGACAGGTCGAGTGCTGAAATATTCCCGTCTCCGAGGATGGCCTTGATGCAGTCCAGGTATGTACTCTTGCCGCCCCGTTTGTTGCCGGTTAAAATGAATGCCTTGCGGAGCTCGTTCCTCCGGAAGAAACAGTAACCGATGCACTCCTCCAGGAGAGCACGGATGTCAGGATCCTGACAGGCAATGTTGTTGAATACCCTGTCAACCAGGTCGCACTCCGCTTCCCGGTCATAATCCCACGGTATCCTGTTGGTCACGGCCATGTCAGGAGAAAAGGGTAGGAGCTGGTCCTCGATGATGTCCAGGATGCCATTGTTAAATGCGATATACCTGGCATCTGCCGGTCTCATCTCATCTGCGATCAGGAGCATATACTTAATGACTTCCTTGCGCTGGGCTTCCCTCAGCGAAGGGATCTCCTGTATCATGGCCCGTTCGATGTCGGCATTGCCGGAGATATACACTCCGTCCTTGTAGATGTGCAGCTGGTCATAGATGCGGACCACCCTGCACTCCTTCACGAGCCATCTGGCGAACTCATCAAAGAGGAACTTCTGGCCTTCGAAGAACACTGGTTTCTGGAATGCTTCGTCCCTGAGTATCACATCCAGCTCCGACCTCGGCAGCGGATCAGCGAGGACATACTTGTTCGCATTGCTGATCACGCGCCGGATCCTCTTCTGTGTGAGCCTGAGCCCCTGCAGTACGAGGATGTATTTATACAGTGTGTCGTTCCTTCCGGCGCCGTCCGACATCTTCCAGAGTTTTATCCCGGTGTCCACCGGCAGGAGCTCCGGAGGGACTTCGTCATAATCCTCGTCAGGATGTTTGTCATAATCAGGCGGGAACCTGCAGACACCTTCGACCTTCAGCGGTATGTATGTACTGCCGGCATGGATGTCCGCCACCAGTCCCACCGCCAGCTTCTGGTCAGCGGCGCTGTTCTTCAGCGCCCTGTTCCTGGACTTCTTCCAGTATGTGTGTCCGCCCTTGGTGGATGGCAGGCAGAGGCACCGCCACTCGTTTGCCTCTGCCATATCCAGGAATGCTTCATACATTTCCTTACTGTCAAAACTGATGTCAATATATTCAGGATTCAATATCCCGCCAAAGCACTCCTCACCGCAGACTTCCTGGAAGGTATTTATGTGGTCACGGCCTTTGACCTTTTCCGCCGGCCTTTTGCCGCGGCCTTTGACGTAGGTTTTGAAGATCCGGCTGTTTCCGCTCCATGTAATCTTATCTTGCTGTCCCATACTTTCCCAAAACACTTTCCGTGGAATGCTGTGAATGTCTTGCGCTTGCTGATGACATACTGGACATCAGTCAGGTCATCGTCGGACCTGATCTCTTCCCCGCAGCCCTGACACGCCACTTTTGCCGATGTTACCCTGGTCCCTGTGCGTTGTTTGTCATATCCATATTTGAGGATCATCTTTTTTACATCACTCATGTTTTTCACCTTTCACTGTGGATCTCACCACCGCAGGCCGCATATCCCGCGATGTCTACAAAAGAATCTCCGGACCCGCCGCCGTTCTTGATGCGTGCCACCTTGAGGAGCACCATCATCATGGCAACATCCAGGGCAGTGACATCCACATCGAGATAGTCTGACCAGAGATTTGCAATGATCCCGAAATTCGATTCGGGACTGCCGTAGTCCTGCTCACGCTGTCCGCAGATGCAGGATTCTGCTTCGTGCAGGATCTCGGCACGCTTGCTTTCCTTCTTGGGTAGTTTTACTTCCGGCATAGGTGGCATTACTGTCGGTTCAATCTTCATATATTCCTCCATCCAATCTTCTTACATCATTGCTCCGCCGAGACTCGTCTCACCGATAACATAGTCATTGGCGATTTTGTGCATCCGTTCAAATGGGGTTTTTAATGCTGTCTCGCCGTTGTGATACCAGACAAAAGCACCATCAGGCACGATGCGCTTTATCTTGCCGATTTCATACCTGTCTCCGTTCTGGTAGATGATATAATCGCCTTCGTTAAAATTTGTCATGCTTCTTCCTCCGTGTAGGGTTCGGGGAGCGGACGCCATGCAACCACTTCTACATCAATCGCATGATTGTACTCACCGTCAGGATTAAACTGTCTATTTTCCCACCATCCTTCTGGAATGATTCCGCAGTCCTCTTCCTCGTCCCATCCTGCCCAATCGCAATCTTCCCAGTGCCATTTCGAATTAACTTCAAGCATTGTTCCGTCTTCGTACATTGCAGGTGTAACAATCGGATTAACACACCACTCAAAACCGGATTTTTCGTGAATATATGTCTTCTTCTTTGTGCATATTAATACTTCCTGTTCACACTTCGGCAGTCTCTCCGTCACCGGAATCCACCTGTCCTGATCCTGCTTTTCCAGTGCGAACACTCCGAGGGTTTGCTCGATTTTATCTATTACAGTTTTGATTGCTTTTGATTCATCGGTTTCTTTCTGTCCGAATGATGAATACCACCAGTCAGATGCATCATTAATCTGTCTCCGTCAATCGGTCTCATTGTGCCACCTCTCTGATTCTGAACACTCTTCCGCTATGGTGAATCTCCGTCTCTTTTCCCTTCTTTCCTGCTGTCTTTACCTCTTCCCAAAAATTAGCGTAGTTTTCCCGAAATTCCAGTGCGGAGATAGCAGTTAGCATAGCTTCTCTTAATTGTTGCCATCCTGTACTATACTCGCACGAGCCACATTCACCATTACATTCGAGCGCTACTTCACGACATTTGATTTCTTTTGCAAAAATTTCTTTCGCTTTTTCTGCTTTCGCTTTTTCTGGTTTCATTTGGTTTCATCACACATCAAATACGGAACATCACACTCATCTTTTTCAAAATGTGAATTACCTGTAATTTTGCAATCATACTGCAAAGGCGCTGTCAAATATGCGTATCTTCTTTCTAAATGTCTACATGAACCGCAAGTTCCTTCTTTTTGTTCAGGTTTTAATATCGGTTCCCACGCTGTATGTTCACTGTTTATCATTCCTATCCCTCCATCATGGCGGCTGTTTCCTTGATGGGCATACCGCCATGTCAATTTAAGTTGCTGTAAGTTGCAAAAATCGTTGACCCATAGTTGACTACTTTCCGTTATCGGTGAGGTCGATGAGCGGACACCATGACGGTCTGCCCTCTTCCGGCACTTCCTTTGCGCCTCGATTACTCCATATTTCGATGTAGCACCATTTGGCACCCTTGTACTTACATTCCTCACACGACTTCGGCATCTTCATATCAATTCCAATCATGCACTCTTCTCCCTTGCTTTGGTCACTGAATCAGCTACATCGATACCGGTCAGCCGGAAGCACGCTTCACGGATCTTCTTCTCATCACTGTCAAATTCATATTCGATCTCTTTGATCTGCGCATAGATGCGGACCAGACGGTCATAGCCGAATCCATACTTGCGGTGCAGTGCCACCATCAGACAGGCCATGACCAGAGGAGCAATCCACTTCTTCTGCTGCTGGCGCATGTATACCATCTGGGCATTTGTGAGAGGAGTCTCCGGCAGCCGGCCATTGAGATACAACAGGTTTTCCCATGACTTACCGTCTCCGCACTGGACCTCTATCCCGGTCTCCTTCTCACACATCTCGATCATGCTCTTCTCGTTGGTCGATGCGCATGTGTTCCAGACTTCCGAAGTGATGTCAAACAGCCTCGTTATCGTGTTCTGACGCTTCTCCCAGTACTTCCAGAGTGCCATCGCTGTCGCGCCATAGAGCACAAAACACTGCTTACGGCCTTCTCTCTCTAACGCTTCCATGGCTTTCTGGTATGCTGTTTTACGTCTCGCCATTCTTCACATCCTCCCTTCCGCACGGGAACATCTCATGACACACATCACCCTGATACTTACACATGGGCACCAGCAGTCCTTTGAGTTCAGGCGTGACTGCCGTCGCCGCAAAGCACATTATCGCAACTACTTCCCTGGTCTTCTTTGCAGCCTTACCGCAGAGTCTTTTGTTGGCGATCACCATCAACTCCTCCGCATTGACATCGAGGATCATGTTCACAGGTGTGTTCCTCGGTGCCTTGTCTCCGTCCATGGCTTCCTGTCTGTCATTTCGGAGACTGGAGACATAAGGCTGTGCATGTACGTGCCGGCAGAGGTGGACCGCTGTGTTTGACGGGATATTCTCGATCTGGAAGCTGTACCTGAGATACCTGATCGGGCTGTGCCTTGCCTCCAGTATCTTGTGTTTCCATTCGGAATCCGGTTCCTTCACATCACCGAGCCCTTTGCCGTACATGGTGATCAGCGCTCTCCTCTTGCACTCCTGCCATTCAAACTCTTCCGGATAATCTATCAGTGTTATTTTAGTGTGCATCTGCTCTCCTCCTATCACATCTGTCTGTGCCTTCTATGAGCTCATCCAGACTGACTCCGAAGTATTCCGCAATGAGCCATGCAATATCCAATCCCGGGACGGCATCGCCGTTCATATATCGGTACATATTTGTTCTGGAAATTCGGAGCTCTTTGTTCATCTGGGTAATGTTCGTGTCATGTTCTGCGACAAGACACTTAAGATTCCTGCTCAATGCTTCTGCCAGTTTCATCGTGTATCTCCCATTCCTCCTTCAACTTCTCGAATCTGTCATCGAGCACAAACGCTGCGGCCTCGATTGCGATCCGCATGAATTCCATATCGAGCGTGTTCCAGTCGATGCATGTCGCGTCTTTCCTCTGGCCGGCATTCTTTTGTGTGGTCATCCTGATTAGGCGCTTCACTGCGTCTTCCAGCTCCGGAAGGTTGGCTTTCTGCTTTCCCTTCCAGAACATTGCCCACATGGTATCCTTTATCCCGTTTTGGAGTGCCTGCTCCACTTTGGCGTCAAGCATCTGCTTTTCTCCTTGCTCGTCTCACTTCCCTGTCTGTCTCTTTAACATCCCTTCCGTCACAGCACTTCACGCACTGCACGCGCCATGTACCGTGATAACGTTCAAAAAATCCGAATCCAGGAGGTACTTGTTTTCCGCATTTGTAACAGACGCCTTTATATCGATTTCTCAATCTCTGCTCCTTCCACCAGTTTATCCATCGAGATCTCCAGAGCCTTCGCGATCCTAAATGCGGTCTCAAGGTTAGGGCAGGCCCTCCCATGTGCCCAGTTCCAAACAGCACTGTAATCAAACCCATGGATATAGGCAAAATTCTTCATCGAATAGTCTTGCTCAACCAGCAGTCTTTTAAAATTCCGTGAGAATGCTTTTCTAACTGTTGTCATATTCATGCTCCTCCAATAGTCCATATGTCAGATCTTCCATAGTACAGTTCAGGACCAGTGACATTCTTCTCAGCGCATAGACTGACGGTTGTCTGGTCCCTGCACACCACCGGCTCATGGTTGCTTCTATGACATTTATCTTTTCGGCAAGCTGTTTCTGGCTCATGTGATTACGCCGGAGGTGTTCGACGATGTTATTCCCTATGGCGTATTTATTCATAATCCAAAGTCCCTCAGTCTTTTCTCTGCAAAATCTATGTACCACTGCTTATCCAGCTCCGGAGGACATTTCACTCCGACTACAGACTCGTTATATACAAAACACTTGTCCGGAGTATTCCCGAACTTCGAATTCTCGAAGGAACCGTCTGCTCTGGTCCGGCACTTCAGGAGCCTGCCGGCCTCTGGAGACTTCGATGCGAATACCCTGTAGGATTTGTTCACGTACCGCTCCCTGTGCTCATAGACCAGCTTCTTCCCGCACTTCCGACCCTTCCTGTCATATTTCTGCTCCCAGTGAGATGCACCGTGCTCCAGCTCCACATACTCATAGGCGTCTGACAGCTTCACGATCTTCTGGAACTCGATCAGGTCATCACATTCGTTTATGGTCTCTTCCACCGGAGTCTTATGCACCATATACTCGACCAGTGCCTTATTCAGGATCGGCAGGTCATAATCGATGGCTGACAGTTCCTTCACATAAGCACCTTTTCTCTCCACACCGCCGTCAATGTCCACCCAGAGGTAGTTGTTCACATCCTTCTGGTAGATCTCACGGATAGTGTCGAGGCCGAGCAGGATCTTGCACTGGTCAGTGCTGCATCTCGATTCCCACTCCCAGCAGATATCATCGACCTGCTCAAATGCCTCATCCGTGTCCGGGATCCGGATGATCAGGCCGTCTGTGTTGCTCTGGATGAGCTCAAAACCCTTCACGACTTCCAGATGTTCAATGAGATCTAACAGCATCAGCTGACCGTTGATGCACATGATGTTATTGTTCCGGGGATCATAAGCAGGGTTTGTCTTGTCCTTCATTGCCCCTGACAGGGCGTTCAGCAGTTTCTTGTATGGAGCCTGTTCTCTCTTTTTCCCTGCACGCTTCAGCTCCATGCGCGTGTCATAGACCTTCTTGTAGTTGTCATTGCTCGCAGCCCTTGTGACCAGGCCGTGTGCGATCAGCATCGAAGGATAGTAGGATCCTACATCTACGTGTAGGATGTACCCGTCCAGATGCACCGGATGGTCAATGGCTCCATGCAGTCCACCGAATCCGAACTTGTGCGGGATGCCCGCGACATCCATTGTCAGCTCCTGGCTGTACCATGCTTTTCGCTTCAGTTCATAATTCCTTCCGCGTCCCTTGGGCGCTGTCTTCTGCAGATCCTTGAACCATGTCATCACACTCCGATACTTGTGGATCTTGATGCACGGCAGAAAGAAATAATCAAACTCATCGGTATAATCTTTCTTCCTGCATCCCAGTACCTTGGCTGTGATCCGCGCTTCAGTATCACCGACACACGCCAGATCCAGATTAAAAGCACTCACGATACCGAACTGTGCTTCGAATTCCGCATAGCGCTCCAGGAACACATTGATGGTCTCTTCTACGTCATGCCGGCAGTAATAGATGGTCTGCTGTATCTCTTCCTCTGTCAGCTTCCGGTCGATGTCAAACGGTACGGAAGTCTCCCTGATGTCAGAACCCATGAATCCTTCCAGAGTCTTCAGTCCGACCGGAGGATTGGGCATGACATCAAAGTTGTTTACCCTCACTTCCCTCAGGAGCGGCGAATACTGCCATGGTTCCTGTTTTTCAACGATGATCCAGTCATTCAGGTCATGCACCTTTTCCGGAGTATCGCAGATACCGGAGACGATACCCTTCAGCAGGTACTGGTCATAATGCCTGCTGTTGAATCCCACCCAGATGTCATTTTCGTGGTTCTTGAAGTATGAGACCATTACATCCCTGTCATTGACTATGACGGTCTCTTCTTCCTTTTCCTGTGTCATCTCGATCAGGACCACGAGCCAGTCTTGCCGGAATGATTCAAAGTCATAAAAAACCATATCTCAGCTCCTTAACAAAAGAGAGGGGAAAGAGGTTTTCTCCCCCCCCTCCGCGGTCAGGTGTCAGATATCAAAAACACCGTCAATGGTGTAGTACTTGTTCACATACGGCTTGCCAGTCCTCGAATTGATCTTTTTCGATTCTTTGACCTCATAAACGAGGTCATAACCGAAGTCCTCTACACTCTCGGCAGCATCAGCGATGAAGTCCGCTGCCTCATCTTCACCGTGTCCGAGGATGACCGCGATCATGGAAGCAGTCACAGTGTCATCATCCAGCATGTCGGCGATCAGGCTTGCAGTCGCATTGATGCCATGGGAGAAATGATCATCAAATGTACCGTTGTAGAAAATACGGCTGTTCTTGAACTCGCCCTCAGTAATCTTGAATGAGATGTTGATCTGGCTCTCTCCCCAGGTACTCTCACCCACTTCCATGGTGTCCACAACTACGGCATAAGTGCCGGAAGGTACTTCGCGGTATGAAGCCTGGTTAGCCTTCTGCTCCTCCATTGCCTTCTGTACTGCAGCTTCTTCCTTCGCGCTTACTTTCTTCTTCCACTTGTCCAGTCTGCTCATGCTCTTTTCCTCCTTGTCCTTCTGGTCTTCGGCTTCTCTTCCTCAGGCTCATTCATGTACGGCTCTTCCTCAGGTGCGTCCTCGGGGATGTTTGACACATCAGCGTCCTCGATGCACTTTTTTACATCAGCCTTCCTTCCGTCCTTCGCGATCCTGAGGGACGCGGCCCTGTACTGGAGTTCTGTGATCTCCTCGCCGCCTTCAGGGACCGGCACGCCTGCCTTGACCAGGACCACATTATTGTTGGCGGGAATGTAGTAATACCTGTCATGGTCTGCTACATCAGGTTCAGGCTCACCTCTTTTCTTTCTGGGCCTGCGCTCCAGTTCTTCAGCCTCCTGCCTGTCCAGTTCTTCAGGGTCGTCATCGGCGATCTCATCCGCGTCCTTTTCGTCATCGATCAGGAACAGGCCGCCGAGTGCGTACTTCCTCGCATAACTGGAAGCGGCTCCGGTCAGCTGGCTGTCATCGTATTTCTTCCGCTCCAGTGTCTCCCTTGCGAAGGCAGTGACAGTGTATCCCATCTCTGTTTCCACATCCTCGATGATGACTGTCGCCTTCACATAGTAGCGGTCTCCGACCTGTACGACCTCGTCACTCATGGTCAGGATGACGTTGTACTTCTCCAGCAGGGGCTTTACTGCTGTGAGGATCTGCTCCGCATTGCGGTACTTGTACCCGCCGAACTTGTTCGGCAGCTGTTTCGGAGCCTTCAGCTCCTGCTGGATCTTCCTGAGTTTTTCTTTCAGTTCCATTTTTCCTCCTGTTTTTCTCCTGGTCTATCGCCGTCCTGTGGCTTCTGGCACGGTTCACACGATCGAGCAGGTCTATCCATTTTGTGGGTGGTTCTTCCTTACTGCCGTTGAGAGCATCTGCCCGGTGCTGTGCCCATAACTCACAGCCGTATCCTTCTACACCTTTTCCGGTGACGGAATCAGTCACAACGTAGTAAGGTACTTCTCTCATTCCGAGAATGGGTGTAACGATGTATCTCATCACGTCTCCTTAACAGAACGGCAGGTCATCGTCATCATTTTCTGTCACTTCAGGGAGCGGATCCGGCAGAGGGATGTCCTTTCCTTCCTCGAATTGTGCGGACCAGTAATCCGCGAAGTGAAGCAGTGTCTGCAGAGGTCTCTCTTTTCCCTTGAGTTCATAAGCCAGGGAACCATACAGGCCGTCATGGTAGAGGATGGCAAACTGTTCCTCTTCCGTCAGTTCGATATACAGTGTCGCCTCGATAACGGACCTGATTGGATGGTCAACATGGAGCAGGTCCTTGTTCTGCATGAACGGCTTCGAATCAGACCGCTTATACTTCTGCTCCGGCTCTGCCTTTGTAGGCCTTCCGTCCTTGACCATGTTTTCAACATAGTACTTCTTTCCGAACTGTCCACATTTACCCAGGTCATGGAGTCCTGCGCTGATCCGGATGCTGCTCCTCATCTCCTTGAACTTCTCGGGACCGAGGAGCACCTTTCCAAGTTTCTCCGCCAGCTTCATGACGTTGGCTGTGTGGACTACCAGACCACAGTCACAGCACAGATGATTCCCTCCGGAGCACGCTGCAGTGAAAAAACCGATCTCCTTCATGTGCTCAAGCAGGTCCTCAATACCTGCCCGCTTTGTCGCTTTCAGTGTCTTCCTGACATAGTCAGAAGATTCTTTTACAATGTCACTCATACTTCTTTATCCTTTCTTCGAAGATCTCCATACAGGCAGCCACCACCATGGGACGGTTCCCTTTTATGGCATGTATCAAGTTCTTGAATGTATCCAGATCATCCGGATAGAGCAGGATCGCGAGCCCGCCGGAATCCCTGATCTTGTGGAGCTCATGGATCTGGAGCTCCGAAGGCCTGCCTCTCGCGGCTTTGAGTTCTACACCGAGGAATACACCCTCGCAGCACACCAGAAGGTCAGGTACACCCGCTTTCGTGTATGCTCCGCCGCCCCAGTACTTCACCCACCAGCAGCCCTCATTTGTCAGGAAGATCTTGACCTTCGTCTCCAGATTCTTCTCCCTCGCTATCATGCAATTCCTCCTTTGGTATAAAACCGGTACAGTGATAGTTGCGTGACCGCTCACAGCACCTGTACCAGAGCATGCAGTCATGACATGTCCATCTCATGTGCAGTCACTCCCATGACGACCATGCTGATCAGGAGGATGACCCAGACGCGCCACTCCGTAAGGGGCACACTGTCGAGACAGCTGCCGATGATCATGATGACGCACCAGCTGATGACAAACAGGACTTTATTTAAAATCCGCCTGAAAGAGTCTGTCATTGTAATCCCTCCTCATTCTCAGTGTTCTTAATATCTTTTCTTCGATGGATCCCTGAACGATCGGCAAGTAGTAGAAACATTTCTGTTCCTGCCCGATCCTGTGGATCCTCTTCTTTGACTGCTCAAATAATTCCGAAGATTCCGGCAGTGTGAAGTAGATCACCCGCCTCGCCTTCTGCAGGTTCAACCCATAAGCACCGGCCTGATACTGGATCAGCGTCACACTGTCCGCCTCTTTTTCGTAGGCCTGCAGGTCCTTGACCGCACCATTCACCACAGATACAGGGCGGTCTCCGCAGATCTTCCGGAGTGCTTCCAACTCAGCATTGAAGTTGTAGAAGATGATCAGGCGGTCTTCTGTGGAGCTGATCAGGTCAGCCACTGCAGACAATTTCGCTTTGTTGTAGTGTCCGCACAGCATCCTGGCATAGAGCCTTGCTGTCAGCTGTATGCTCCCGACCAGCTCCCTGTCTGCCTGCTGGATGATGCGTGTCTTCATGAATTTCCTGTAATCGGCACTCGCAGGGACAAACATTTTGATATCCTGCTGTTCCGGTAGGTCGATGCCGAACTCTTCTGTCTTCATGAAGACACATCCGTATTCACGCATCTTCTCTTTCAGCCGGGGGATATTTTTGTATCCCCTGACCACTGGTATCCTGTAACCTGTGTTATAATCATCGATATAATCCCAGATCACATAAGTCTGCTCGTAGAGCTTCCTGCTGATCGGCCAGCCGAGGAGATGGAGCTGGGTCCACAACCGCTCATATCTTCCGGACGTAGGAGTGCCGGACAGCAGGATCACATTTTTAGGCCGGAGTTTCAGCACAAACTTTGTACGTTTGGCTGTGTGGTTCTGGATGAGGGACGACTCATCCAGCATCAGCGTGAAGTCCACCAACTTCAGCAGCTCCGGCCTTCTCCACATCAGGTCATAATTGATCACGATCACCGACGGTACCAGTCTGGTACTGTGGTTGTAGTTCATCCAAAAACCGTAATGATATGACCGTTTCTCATCTTTCTTCTGACTTGTCGCATCAAATACAGCAAGTTCTGTGTATTCCCTGAAATGATCGACCCAGTCCTGTACTTTTGATTTCTGGCACACCAGGAGATTCACACTGTTCCCCAGATCGAGCATCTTTTGTGTTCCGATGAAAGTCTTGCCTGTCAGCCTCCTCCCATATCCACGTAGTAGGCACAGCGATTAAATTTCTCTGTGAGCTCCAACGCTTTTTTCTGATGGGAGTAAAGTTTCATGAGATCACCTCCTTTCTTTATATCTTGATACCCGTACACTTCCGGAAGATCTCAGCATCGAAGTTTGGGAGGTCCATGATGATCTGACGATGAGTCTGATTCAGACCGTCCCACCAGACCTGTGCACATTCGGACTCATCGAGGACCTTGAGATATCCGCCTGTAGTCTTATGCTCCGGATGTTTTTCCTTCTCTTCCTCGGACATGTTTTCTGTGTAGACCCATTCGACTACATCCTTCCGGATGTTGTTCATCAATCTCCTTGCATCGGAATACCACCAGTCTCTGAGCGTCCACTCGGAAGGCTTGTCGAACATCAGGATCTTCTGATCACCAGTGCAGAAACAGCCCGAAGAGAAAGAAGCAGCATTCCAGTCGCCGGTGTTGCAGTCGCCGGTGTTCCTGTTGCCGGTGTTGCAGTCGCCGGTGTTCCTGTTGCCGGTGTTGCAGAGGCCAGTACAATCCTTTCCTGTATTTACCAGTCTGAGGACTTCATCCCAGGGGATTTCCCTGATCACACGGAGCTTGTTGGTGCAGATCTTGTTTACCCCGCGGTCAATATCACCGTATGCCTCGACTTCACAGACATGGTTTTCAGGGTTGAAGTCGTACTATCT